AGCCATGATGTAATATTACCACACCTCCTTTCATAATACCAACATGATCTAACGAAGACGGGGGGCAGTTCCTCAACTGCCCCCTCGCCCTCATCAGTTATTCAATTATTGCTAAGCGGCGCGGCGCTTAACGTTCTTGGTGATTACATAAGCGTCGAAGTTTTCGACGTTTGATGCAACCCTAGTAAACTGAGTGTACTCAATTGTGTCTTTCTTTGGCTTGAACTCGCGATACACGACGATTTCACGCTGAATACCAATAATATGGTTCTGCGGGAACGTCATGATCAGGTAGCCGTGGTCACCCGCGGCACCCCCGTAATCGCCAGCAACGGATTCCGGTAAGAGTGGTATCTCTGTAACCGGAATACCAAATGGACGTAGACCTGTTGCTCCAGGCCCACCATTTGCACCACCGTCACCTTCAAAGTACCGACCACCAATGTTAGAGTTGACCGGGGAGCCGCCAGAAGCGACATTCCCGTCAACCTTAACGGACGGATCTCCTAAGTGATAGATCGTGTCCTGTACCAACTGCGGGCCACACATAAATCTAAGGTCGCCCCTCCGCTGAAGGTACTTGCTAGGAATCTTACGGAGTGAACGATCATACACTGAACGTGAAATCGGCATGCCGCCTTCACAATCCAGAACATAACCACTCGCCAATGCAAGCTTAACAAAGCCATCAAGGCTCTTGAGTAGAGCATTGCTGTCCGTTGTATCGCCGTTAATAAACAAATCATCAAGATCGTTCGCCGTCTGGCGAGCCATCACTGATGCGAGATGATCCTCTAACGAATCACCCGCAATGTTGTCCTCAAGGGACTCAGTGCTGACCTCCCAGTCCAAGCGAAGTTTCACAGTTGTAAGCGACACTTTGGTGAAGGTCACAGCAGCGTTTGCGCTGGTGTCAGAAGCCTCAGTTGCCTTCGCCATGATGCGCGTACCGACAGAGAGCTTATCGATCTCCATCTGCGGAGTCCGCATACGCACAACACGAGAAGTCTGCAACAAGACAGACTGATCAACGACGAAATCAATGAAGCGGTTAGCCTGAGCGGGCTTTAAAATACCGCCACTAGCTGCACCGACAACGCTGGTCGTAACTTCATTTGCTTTCGCAAGAATTTCTTCCTGAGTTGACATTATTTCCTCCTATTTTTTATTACTTCTTATAGCCCAAGATCTTAATCATATCCTGGGGTAGATAGAGGTTGTCCCAAAAAGACTCTTCAGTCTTCTCAGTAAGAATTTCCTCCACCATATCTTCGTCGCTTTCGACGCTTTTCTTGACGGCGCCGGCAGTCTCTAGATGCTCAATCTTAGCCGAGGCATCAGATAGCGCATCTTTCTGCTCTTGAATTACAGACAGTGCTTCATCCAATTCCTTGCGGAACTCAGAAACAGCATCATCAATAGCAGATGTTTCAGCTGGAGCCTCAACGGCCTCAACCTCTTCTACTTCAACGCTTTTTGCAACTGAATCTAACTTCTCATCTACATAAGCCACAATATCGGACTTAAGTTCCTCACGGAACGAGGGAAGCTTCTCATCAACGACTGCACCAAGCGCATCCTTAAGCATTTCAATATCCATGTTATTATCTCCTTCGGATTCTTGATTTAAGTCAGGAGAAGCTTCATTTTCGAACTTCTCTATGTCGTTTGATGCGGAATTGTTATATTCCATATCAGTGTGAAGCCAATTTACAAAACGGCGAAGCAGGGACACTTTATCCTCAACGGTAAAGTTCCCCAAAACGTCCGCAGTTTCCGCAAATGTTTGGTCATCCACAACTAAAACATTATCATAATCTTCATCTTTTTGCAAACTAGTGTTCGATTCTATATCATTTTCATCCATTTCAAGAACATAACACAGCTCTCCTGCCTCATTTGACTTAACCAATTCAACAACAGCAGCAGGGTTAGCCGGATTATCCACCAAACTAACCTCGCCAAGTTCATACTTGCTAATACGATGAACAGGTCGACCTAATTGCTTACTTAATGTTTCATCTATATTCTTCTCTAGTATTCTTCCACCAACTGAAAATGCTGACAGCGTTCCGTCCAAGACCTTCTCCCAAGTACTTTGGGCACCCTTGGATACAAACGCAGACAGCCTCATGCCCTTATGCAGGGCACCGTCAATTTCTAATTCGATAGGTTCATAATCGATTGCCTTACCAACAGCAACCGGGGCGTGCATCTCTCTGATGTTACCACGCCAAGCCTTAAAGGCTTTTGTGGAGGCACCAAACTCGAGAATGTCACCAGAACTATCTATATTGTCGGCGGTGGCAACTCCTGTTACGATGCGCTCTTCCTTTTTGATCATCTCAATAGGAAAAGACACACGAAACGTATTATCTTGCATAATCGCCTCCTGTATATATGAATATACTATTTATTGCATAAAAACGCAAATTGTGTTACGAGCTTGTAGCAAATACGCGACAGTTAACGGCAGTAGTCTTGACTTCAAAACTGTGGTGGTTTCCGGGTACGGCCAAATAAGTAGTACCGCCAGGTGGTATTGCAATTCTGCGCTGATCAGTTGATCCACCATCAAGTTGTATTGTAGCGATGGTCGTCGCATGTGAGTTCCATACCCATAAACAACTTATCGAAATATGATCGCCACCAGCAGCCGTAATCTGGATTACTCCATCAGAGTCCTGGTATCCGTCCGGGGTGCCCCACCAGACGATAGATTCCATTCCATTATAAGACATAGTGTCCTCCTTTATTCATCTTGTGCTTCCCCACGTTCTCGCCTCTCTCCAGTGACCGCCGTAGGGGCTTGGCCACCCGGCCTATCCGGTCCCGCTTTAGGCGGAGAACCCGACTGGGCATTATCATTACCATCAGGCGCACCTTCTGGTTTCTTAGCCTCTTCTTTAGCCTGTTCCGCATCCATCTCGAGTTGCTTCATCTTGACGTTGGATGGGAAGGGCAAAATATCATCACCCTCAGTCCTCTGAGTCATCCCCATCGTTTCCCTAACCTCATTGGGGGTTATGACCTCAGTCCTGAGATATCTGTCATTGATTCTCGATTGCAGATCGTCGTCAATGAGATCAATGGATTCAAATCGGAACTCTACGTTGTCAGTATATTCCTTAACGATCCTATTGATTCGTTTTTCAATAATCTTTTGATCAGGTCCAACGACCTGAGTTTTAAACGTCTTATCGGCATCCCGTGACACGGCTAGATTGGCATTATCATAAACGCCAACCTTTGGTGCCGGCACCCGGTTGCCGACTAAAATCTCGTCTCTATTTGATTTACGATATTTATCAAATGAGGAGTCCTGAACTCCTGCCTCAAGTTTTTCAAATCTTACGTCAGAATCGTTACCCATGGAAGGAGGCAAAGGAATAATCAAAGTCCCATGATGTTTGCCCTTCACTTCCTGACGGAAGTAGTTGACAAGTTGTTCTTTAGATTTCTGACTCAGTTTTGCACCTTTGAGAATAATGGCATATCGAGGGATTGCCTTATTCTCAAAATAGTCAATGTTATACTCCTTTGCAAACTTGTCCCCAATAATGGCGGCAGCGGCAGGAACGGCTGGCGGTACCCCATAATATGTATTATTAGGAGTATACGATTTAAACTGTATTAACTCGTTTGGGCTAGAGTCTTTGCCAAGCGGATCAACAGTTTCTAAATCCTGGAAGTTTCTGAAAAACACAGCATTGACCTTCGAGGTGTTTGCTAACTGAATGAAGCCGTCCCTATTGCGTCGTACCCTGACCAGGGTCGCCGGGACATGTCCAACATAACCGATCTTGCCAGAATTTGTTCTACTGATTTCTATATAGCCATTGCCAACTGTAAGATAGTCATTCCAAACTTTAATCATAGTTTCAATAAACGTTTCGTCTATATTGAAAGCATCAAACAGCTCCTCCATCTTTCTTTTGGATCTGTCAATGTCTTGTCGTACTCTCTCCAATTTGGCTTTTGTACTCTGAGAGCGCTCCAACTTCTTTTTACCCTTTACGCTGTCATCAAAACGGTATCCAAGACCAACAGTGTTCATGGTTCTTGCATTTACTGCAGCATAATGTATTGAACTTTGCTCGTATAACTCTGCCAAAGTTTCTAAATCGTATGGTGGG